GACTTGCCTCTGGGGCACCTTGGAGGATGAACGTGCGCCGGATTTGTCGGACGACGTCGTAGTCTCCTGCTAGGACGACTGCGGCTGCCTTCCGGTAGATCTTAGGGGCCTGGGGCAACCCAGGTAGACCCCAGCCGCCTAAGGCTTGAGGCCAGTGGAGAGGCATGCCTGACTGTTCGTACATCCGGAAGGCGGCAGGATGCAGCTTCCGGGCGACGTAGAGAGTTCTCTCTTTGCGCCACCCAGGAGCGGCGTCCTCGTACTCTTTCTGGAGTGTGGCAGGTAAGGTGAGCCAGATTGGTGCGGTGGATTTCTCGTTGAACACGTTCTTGGCACTGGCTAATGCAGACAGTGTTGGGCGGGGACAGCGGGAAATGCGTCGGTGGAGTAGTATGTCGGGATTTGGATCCGGAACTGGGGTTGCCCCCGGCCCGGTTGGTAGTTTGGGTAGTCGTTCGATTCGGGCCTTGGGTTCGAGGAGAAAGAGACGCTCAACAAAGATCAGACCGCTCTCTGAGCGGAATGACTTTGCGAGATTCGGCACCAGTCGAATCCGGTGAAGGTTTTCGAGGTACCTGGCCGACGCGGATTTTGTCCACGCCGCACCCATATCGTCTCCACAGGTAACAAAGGACTTTGCAGTTCCGGGTGGTTGAGCCCGGGTAGCTGCCCAGTCGTTAACGATGGTCAGGATGGGCCACGCGAGGGGGAGTCCCATAAGAGCTCCTCTTTTCGTAGTTTAGCCCTGATAGTCTTCGAGTCCTTCGGGAAATGATTCTTGTCAAGGATCATCTCCCCTATGAGGGTGCTCCCAACCCATTGGTAGTGGGCCGGGAACTCTTCCTTGAGGACGTCCCAGATGCCACTCCAGACTGCTTGATTCACCTTGTGGGTTAGGTAGTCCGAAGCGGCAGATAGGTCGGCTGAGAGGAACTCGAATTCGTCGTCGTTAGCGAACAGGTCTACTCCGCGCTTGATTAGAGCAGGGACATCCTCTTGTCCCCGGAGTGCATAGTTCGCCGTTTCTAGGTGTCGTAGCAAAGTGAGAAGTACACGATTTATCCTCTGGCCGGCAACGACCAGAGGTGCTTCAGAAATCGTGGCAAGTCGGAATTTCTGCCCCCGCTCCCTGAGCAGCAGAGGTTTCATCCTTGGGATCGGGAGTTTCGTGATGTACTGGAGGAGGTCTGCCTCCGCCAATGCGTTAACGACTCTCTCGGTCGCAAGGGCTTGCGTTCCTACATCCCAATCCTTGTCGATAGCGGGGATCCTGCCTGACTCGGGCACAGCGACCTTTACCAGGTCGCTTGTGAACGGGTTGGGTTCACGGAGGAACTCATCCATGCTCATCTTCATGAGCTCGGACGAGGGAATTGAGCTAAATCGTATCTTAGCCTCTGCGATTTTCCTTGATTCCGTGTCACCCGTGGACGAATTCCAATCCTTGAATGGATAGGTTTTCGCAGGCGTCTTTTCAGTGCTTTCAATCTGTTCATCGAAAGCCCTGTCTTGATAGTAGGAAAAGGCTCCTCCCTTTGCTCGGCTCCGCTCAAGTGTCGCGGAGGCGTTCAGTTTCAGGCCACCGAACAACGGTCTGGAGTCTGTCGCCTTTTTGTGTCGTTCGTACAGTACCTTGAAGGTCTCTACAGTGAAGTGGTAGAGGTCGTCAAGTGTTTCGTCGTCTGGTTCTTCTACTGGGGTGAATAATCTTTTACCCCAGGCCTTGAACTCATCCTTTTCACTTGCGTGACTGGATGGGGGCGGGAGGGCCCGTCCAAGCCCTGAGAAGACCCATGCGGTGGAGCGGGTCCACTCGGATACGAGCGACCCTCGTACGAACGAATCCCTGAAAGAGGGGACCGAACCTTTTGGTCCCAGGGATTCACTTGTCTTATCACCGACAGCATATGCTTGTGCCTGCCCTGACCAGGCCTTCAGCCCCTTGCCCACCGTGTGTGGGCCTTGGAAGGCTGCGGTCAAGTAGAACCACTCCGTCATGAGCCATAGACCACGCCAGGCCTCGGCCTGATGCGGTTTTGTGACGTCTAACGAAGTGGCCTGCTTGAAGGATAGCATAACTGCCGAGCGGAGCACCTTCCACTGCTGGTCAAGATAATTTCTTTCTTTCTCGCCCAACCGCTTCTGAAGAACGTGGCCTTTAACTGCTGCCACGAGCCTCTTTGGCATTGATTCCGCTAGTCCGGGGCGCGCTGCGCC